CTGGGCTTTTGTCTAAGCCTATCCATAGATTCATTGTAATGCTCGATATCTTGTTCATAGCTCTGACTGACAATAGCTTCAGGACTCCTAGTATCAAAACTATTGAGAGAACGCATATCAGCACCATCACCGAGGTCGATGATATAATTGGGGTTAACGTCATATATTAATTCTCCTAGCCAATCAAATCTTTCATTACTTGTAGTCGGGTCACTATGAGCGCAACTAAATACAACTGCTGTCTTAGACATATTCATTTCCTTCGTAGGGTATGTTTATAACGATAGGGTCTATCGTCGATAAGAAGTAGGACTGAAACTTATAAGCGGCATCAAAGCTAACAAAAGGTATGTCGTCTTCAAACATCTCTTTAGCTTCTACATCTTCTACACTACATGTTAACCACCAATCCCCATTCTCACATTCAAATGGTCCATTGATTACTCTGTGTACATTGTAAGTTACTTTATCCATTCGTCGGGTATCCTTTTATCTGCATATAGAAAGTTGTTCTTCTCGCACCACATAGCATATGTAGTCTTAGATCCTTTACGAATCTTGTTCCTACTATTACTGAAGACAAACCTTATGTCAAGATCTGGGTTCTGCTCTCTAACCTTAAGGTGCTTCTTTCTATCATCTAGAACAAAGCGTCCTTTACTTTCAATTATGATACCATTGGGTAGTATGAAGTCAGGGGTGTAGGTCTTACTTTCGATTAACTGCCATTTTATCTTGACAGTCTCGTAACCAAAATCTACACCCCTCTTCTTGAGGTCTTCTGATATGACATCCTCAAGCCCAGAACGATAACCATTCTTTATAGCTTGCTGTCGGATCTTACTCTTGGTGGTTGCCATATTTCTGCCTCTTCTCTTCTAAGCCATAACAGCCTAGCGTTTTCTATTACTCTATCCTCATTTCCATCGTAGGCTTTAACTACAAGATCCCAGAGTTCTTCTTCTGTCTCTGCATCTTCTAGTATCTTCTTAGCCTTAACTGGACCAACACGAAACAGACCTACTATATTGTCTGCTCTATCTCCTGTTAGTATCTGAGTATAGAAGAACTTAATTCCCCCGAAGGGGGCTACTTCTAGGTAGTCACCTCTAACGATATTGAAATGCCAACAGGGTATTTGTAACATATCTTTATCTATAGAAGCTACACAAGCCTTGTAGTTTAGTCTGGCGGCTTCTTTAGCAATAAGATCATCTGCTTCTTCTCCTTGGCTTACAGTTGCTTTATACTTGCTTTCCATGTAATCTCTAGCATGTTGCAAGTGTCTAGGTTTCTCAACGTGTTTTCTATTTCCCTTGTAGACATGTGACTTAGCTATCTCATATCTGAAGTTGCCACTTCCAGTTAAGTAAACTTCATAGTCAATACCTAACTCTGGGAATAATACAGTCTTCTCTAAAATGAATTCGATAAGATCATCAACTTTCCTTTCGGTATCTGAAGATCCTTCTTGTTGAGTGGAGAAGGCCGCACGATAAGCAATTATATCACCATCGATTAGAACCTTCCCCATATCCATTTAAGTGTCGCCCCACATCATTTCACCATCTTCACATTCAAAACCTACAGACTTAACATAAGTGAAACCGAAGGCATGTGCGGCTTCAGCAAAGAGTTGAGCTAACTCATGGGCTTCTGTAATATCATCCCTGCTCATATCAACACTTCCACTATAACCATCATCATCCTTTTCCATGTATGCATTAACACTTACTCTCATTTTCCACTCCTAGACGTTAAATAGTTCGTCATCTTCTGACACTGGGTTATCTTCATAAGGTACGTGATCTGTAACACCTACATTAAGTAGTCTTACTCCAGCACCATTAGCATATACTTCAAACTGTACTTTAGCTTTAGTACCATTACCTAGTGGTCCATCGCTAGAGAAGTCCCACATACGTTTACTTTCACGACCTTCAGTTAGGTTAACAACTTTAGGTGCGCCACCATAATCAATAGTAACAGGCTCACCATTACGATCTGTAAAGTTCTTTACGTCTGATACTTTACGTTTGACCTTCATATATTTCCCTATACCTAGATCTGCATTACCTTGTCGTATGCGATCACTATTCATAGGATGTAGGTCTAAACCTTCAGCTTCTAGCTTGCTGATTTGTTCTTCATCAGTGAAGTAAGCGTTAGTAATAAACTGTCCACCACTCTGATGTACTGCTTGTGCGGCACGAGGTCCATCTGGACTACCCATATCTGCGTTTTCTGGAAATACTTTAGCGTATTCAAGTATCATATCCATTGTGTATTTAGCCATGTCGAGTTCCTTTCGGCTGTTGGTATATATATATAATGCCCTTTTTTGCCAATATGCAAGGTAGACAAAAAAATAAATTTAGTGTATGTCTGCGTAGCTTTTACCGAACTGTGCATCTACACCTAGAGGTACGTTAAGTTCTAGTTTTTGGTTAAGGTTTTCAATAGCTTGTTCCATTGTAGCCTTAGTTTGTTCTTCTTCTCCTTCTGGTAAGAGTGCGATAATTTCATCGTGGAATTGACCGATGGTTTTAATTCCGTAGCGACGACATAAAGATACCCAACTGTCAAAGCAAAATACTCCTGTTCCTTGATTTAATGTAGAGAAGCGATCCTTGTCACTCCTTAGACTGTACCAGAATTCCGATACAGGATTGTATAGCCATGTAGAGCCAAATAAGTCCCTTGTACGGGCTGTACTAGCTACCTTATAGACTGACCAATTACGTGACCAGAACGCCTCTAGGAGCTTCTTTGCGTCCTTAGTAGGCATCCCAGTGTTACGAGATAGAGTAGAAGCACCAACACCATAAGTAGCACTGTAGTTAACTACTTTGTAATTCTTACGTAGGGATGATAAAGACCTTTCTCCACTGTTGTGTTTATCTATATCATCTTGTGTAATTACACCTGCGTGTTTAGCTAAGTCTAAGTGTGGATCAAAGCCCTCTTTAGACATCTCTTCTACGTAGTCAGGGTCTAGTGGTTTCATGTAGTGACGCTTAGTTGTATCCTCTAGTGAGGTCATGTCAGCACCACAGAGTGTGTAACCATCTGGACAAGTCAAACAACCTCTTATCTCTTTACCATATGGCTTATCTACAGCAGGTAAGTTAACGAGAGGCTTTGCATGTTTAAACCTAAGAGTGTTAGTTAGACCTGCTATGTTAGCTTGTACATAACCATCTACTTGTAAGTTAACCATACTCTTTATAACACCTATACGATGCGACAAAACAGATAGACCTTCTAGTAGACTGATAGCAGGTTCTATGTCTGCTAATGCTTTAACTGAACTACATAAGTCTGCATCCTTACGTACTTGCTCTAATTTCCTCGTGTCCCCTGTCTTTTTGTCAGTTAGATACTTGAAGGTACGTGGTTTCCAACCTAGAGAGAACAACCAATCCTTAACTTGATCTGTACTGTTAGGATTAGCTCTTTCTTCTCCTACCTTAACTGTTAAAGACTGTGTGGTTTGTGGTTGCTTCTGCTCTTTACATAGTGCAACCCACTTCTCTCCATTAGCTGATAGAGATCCATCCTTCTTGTGCATAACTTTAGGTTTGTTACGTACTGCTGTAATAATTTTACGTGGCATAGCATCAGCAAGCATTTCTGTCTTCTTAGCCTTTAGTTCTTCCCACTCTTTTAAGTGACCTTCTGCTTTGTCTACGTCCAATTTCCACTGAAGGGTCTCTTGTTCTCTAGCGCACTCCATCTTGAATGTCATGTAGTCAACAAGTCTATCCTTATTTCCACTGTGGGGGTATAGTTTACTTAGCTTCCTGTCTAGGTCTCTCCATAATCTCACGTTGATCCTGACATCTTCTTCACACCTGTATTGATACTCTTCAGGGCTTAGGTTTTGCCAGTCATTGATCTCAGGTTTAGGTACACCATACATCTCACCATACTGTGCTAGTCCATGCTTCTGTAGGCTGTGGTTTATGTACCAAGCTAGAGGTAATGTATCTATGATCCTAGCGTCTACTTTTATGTCTAAGATCCTCTCTACTACAGGGACATCATACCTAACTATGTTGTGACCTATCACTGTGTCAGCGTTAAGAAAGAATGTTCTCATCTCTTCATAGTCAAAGGTAGATTGTATCTCACCCTCTTCATTTGTGTAAGATAATACGTGTATCTTTGTGGGGTTGAACCCATCTGTTTCTATATCAAATACTGGCATTAATTATATCCTTATATTCTTTTTCTAATCTATCAATCTCTATTAAAGGTATGCTAAAGGTATTCCAACGGCTAGATCTGCTTTTCTCACTAACAGCCATAGCAAAAAATGATTTAGGTATAACACCTAACGTCATTCCTGAGATTAAAAACTTATAAAACTCAGAACCCTCTATTCTATCTAACATTTCAGATAAAACTCCAGAGTCTATAATTTCATCAGCTAGGACTTCAGATTCTTTTACTCTTTTTATACCTTCAGATATTAAACCATTATTACCTTTAAAAGTAACGTTATGCGCTTTACCATGACATTCTATGCACACTAAAATTAAATTTGATTTGTCATTTGTGCCACCCTTAGATTTAGGTATGATATGATGCCTATGTAAATCTAGAGTGTTCTCCTTACAGATTTGACAACAACTCATAATATCTCCCTTAACATAAATGTGTCTAGATTAAATGCTAACTTACCTGCTTGTCCTTCTTCTGAACAAGGTCTGTTCTTCTCGACCTTTAGGTAAGTCGTGTTACGTTCTTCTAAACTATCAGCTTCTTTATCTCTGTGTAAGTCTATGATAACAGATGCACGTTGTCCTATCATCTTACAGTACTTAGGGTCGCCATTCTCATTAGTGTGAGCAATAGTAACAATACCTACGTTAAGTTCTGCGGCTAACTTAGATAGTCTGATAGACAAGTCAGCTAACATAGCTTCTTTACTTTCTTCTGATGTACCTACAACTACGTCTTGTATAGGTTCAAAGAAAACAAACTTACAGTCACACGCCTGACTAAAGAATCTTATCTGATCTATTAGTTCGTCAGTACCTTGACCATCACCTAAGTAGAACTGATAAAAGTTTTCATCTTTAGTTATATTACCTATAGCTTCTCTTACAAGTACATCAGCTTCCTTCTCCTCAATTAAGTCACGTCTCGTTAGGTTATCACCTACTTCATACGACACAAGACCAAGTAGAGACCTTAGCTTAGTTTCTTCTAAGTGCCATGCGGCAATAGGTACACCTTGCTTAAGCATACTGTATTCCATGTACCTCATAAGCTCAGTCTTACCTATGCCTGTAGGTGCTTTAAACACTGTGAAGTGACCTTGCATAAGACCTAAGACCTTATCGTCTAGTGCTTGTATTCCTGTAGGGTAGTAGACGTGCTCTGGGGTTTCATCATACAACTTAAGAAACTGGTCAGCAGTATTCAGAATGTTTTCTGGTGTATGCTTAAGTGGTTTCCACCATAGGTTCTTGAAGTCTGCACCCTTACCTGCCTGTAAGAAGTCATTAGCGTCTTTAAAGTCACCATGCTGTACACGATATATTTTGTTAGGGAACAACCTAGCCATACGATCAGCTAGAGCGTTACCTGCTTCGTCATTATCTACAGACAAGACAATCTTCTCAAAGCTACCTAACCAATCCTTACAGTTCTCCCACAGCTTCTTAGATGGTGTAGCTGAAGGTAACGACACAACAGGATTAGTATATTGTTTACCAAGCATCTGTGCGGCTGATAGAGCGTCTAACTCACCTTCTGTTATTGTTACAATACGACTACAACCAGCAGGGAATAAGTTCATACCGAATAGTTCATCACCTTTGAAACCACTCTTAGCATAGAAAGCCTTCTCTTCTAGATTACGAACCTTAATTCCCCCAGAGGGGTATACGTACTCTTGTCTGTCGTCATATGTGAGTACGTTATAGTCTTGCATTGTACTCTGCAAAATCCCTCGGTGGGGTAGGTGACGACCATTAGATACACTCTCTATTCTTTTAGGTGTAAACTCTGTTACGTTCATACTATCTCTTTCTTTCTTAGGATACTTTTCTTCTGCCCAGTCATATGTTTCTTCTCTAGATGGATAACTACCATTACAAGAATGACACTTACCTACTCTCTTTTCAGTATTATAAGAAAAAGCATTACTTGAGCCACATGAAACAAAGGGACAAGGTTTATGTATTATTTCTGACATACTTACGTTTCTTTCTTTAGTAGTTTGTACTAGTGAGTGTAAAACTTATGTTTATACTTAAGTAGTACATTTATCTATAATGCCTAAAATCTCTAAAGTGCAAGATCACAAATTGTTACAAGTTTGTAACGTATGTTATTTCTGATCTGTTCTACAGCTTGTCTAGACACATTTAACACTTTAGAAGCCTCTGTTAAGTTATTGTTATTATTATATAAAACCATAAATAGCCTCCACTCTTTAGCTGATAACTCTTTCTTTAAAACCTCTATAGAATCTTTTAGTTCGTAAGAACCAAATATATCTTCAGCAGGTATATTAGCTTCATCAGCACTTATATATACTGATCTATCTTCCATAACAGCATCACGACCTGCCATACCTTTAGGGTAGCTTAACTGAGACATACCTACGTTTACATACTGAAACATAGCAGTCCTTGCGCTGTAATAAAGTTTAGATGGTTCTTTAATTCCCTCGGCTCTCATTTTTAAGCATAGCACTACACCTTCAGAAACTATATCATCGTAGTCCTGATGGTTGTAGTACTTACTAGCTAACCTTCTACACATATCTAGTATGTCTTGATTGTTCATAAGAATAGACCAGTCATATATAACATTGCCTTAACTAATATGAAAGAAAAGCCTATGAACGAAAATCCTATCATAGTAAAAAATAAAATACTTATGTATTTAGCTGTTCTTAGTTCTTCTTGTTTCATCTTATCTGTCCTGTAATATGGTTTATACTCTTTACTCATTCTTCAACTCCATTTCGATAGTTTTAATCTTAAAACCGCAAATCAAACATTTCTTATAGCGTTTTATACTAGGGAATCCTCTTCCGAAGTATTCTCTAGTATCAGTAACTTTAAGTTTATTCTTGTAACCTTTAGTTAAGCAGTCTGGGCAATAAAATATTGGCTTCACTCTTCTTTATCTCCTATGTTGTATTTCTGGTGTACTATATCTCTCTTTAAATTACCTGCCTCTAGAACAGGGTCTTTAGAATACATAATATCATTTAGTATACCCATTACGTCACTCGTAAGCATGAAATCTCCATGTAGTTTTATTTTTGTCATTAGAACATTACCTCTCCATCTACTATTAGTGTGTTATGCCAAGCTATAGTCTCGGCTCTTAGTGCATAGAAGCCTGTTTGCTCTGCTACACTCTCAAGTTCTTCTATATCACTCTTGAGTATGCCTAGCTCCATAAGCTCCATTTCCATCGAAGGGGGTAAGGGCATTACTTCTTTTCCTCAATCCACGTACTCATACAACCACCCCTAACTTTAAATACATTTGGTATTTCTCCATAGTAATGATCTTCTGATATCTTCTTATACAAATCATTAAGAGAGCCAATAAAGTCACCTAAGTAATCTAAAGAGTAAACAGAGTTTCCACACGTATGGAACTCAAAAGTGTGATCTTCTGTTTCCCAATTCATTTTACATCGTTTAATCATTATTA